CGCCAGCTGCTGGGCAGTCAAACCCTTCAGAGACAACATCAACAGTCACTAGGACTTGAACCTTGCCATCTGCGAAATCCTGAACCGTTGACGCGCGGTCAGGCTTTGGAGTGGATCCGAACAATGTCTGAGCACTGATGCCGTTGGCCCGTAGATCACGCGCGACGATTTCCGCGTGATAGACGTTGCAGCAGAAAGCAATGGCCGGAACACCATCAGCGTGGCGTTTGTAGTGGGCCACAACGTCACCGATGATCGCCTTGTCTGCCATTGCTTCACCGGCCTGCTCTGCGACGTAATCACCTGCGCGGGTCTTGAGCCTGCTTAGGTCGATGCGCACCGGTGGCGCCCAGAGCTTTGCTGGCGATAAGTGGCCTGCTGCTGTCAGCTCAGCAACCGATGGCCCTGTGATGAGGGTGTCGAAAACGTGCTTCAGTCCTTTGCCATCCAAGCGGCACGGTGTGGCCGTAACGCCAATGAGTCGAGCGCCTGACCAATAGCTGAGCACTTTCCCCCAAGTGTTGGCTCTGGTGCAGTGGTGGGCTTCGTCAATGATGATTAGCTGAGGTGTGAAAGGTTGCAGCTTCAGCCGTCTGGCAAGGGTCTGGACTGATGCCACCTGCACTTTGGAAACGCTGGGCTTGTATCCGGCGCAGATGATGCCGTGATCAACGCCAATCCGCGTGAGCTTGTCTGATGCTTGATCGACCAGCTCGCGGCGATGGACAAGGATTAGAACGCTGTTGCCCTTGCTGGTGGCGAGTCTGCACGCTTCGGAGAAGATGACCGTCTTGCCGCCGCCGGTCGGCAGCTGTAGCAGCACTGAACGGCTACCGGCGCGAAACGCCTCGCGGATGTTGTTGATTGCTTGCTGTTGATAGTCGCGGAGTTTCATGCCAACAGCTCAACCTGCTTAGCGGCCTGCACGTTGGTCAGGTTCTTGACTGCGCAGTTGAAGTAACTGGGCTTTAGCTCAAAACCAACGAATCGACGGCCCATCTGCAAGCTGGCGTGGCCTTCACTGCCAATACCAGCAAAGGGGCTGAGCACAAGGTCGCCAGGATTGCTCCAGAGTTGCAGGCCACGGCGGATTACTTCAAGTTGCAGCGGGCAGATGTGGCGCTCGTCTTCATTGGCGCGAGCGCTGCGGTACTGGAGCGTGTCTGATGGGTTGATGTCCATCCACACTGGGCTGGCGTAACGCTGCCAGATGTTGATTGAATCCTTGATCTTGTCTCCTGTTTTGGCTGGCGGATTCTCACCAGCAAATTCAGTGAAAGGACCAGCGCATGGTTCTGGATTGTCGCCCAGCTTGCGCACAGTTACCAGATAATCGGGGATGCCTTGACGGCTAAGTGCGGAGTCCTTGCGGATCTGCTTGTGGAGCAGCCCAATTGCTTTGGTGCGTTGCATTGCTGTTACGGGATCTTTCCAAATGCAGACCTCGCTATGAAATACAAATCCAGCGGATTGGAAGATTCGCAGCATGTCGCCGCGAAAGTCTTTAATGCCAATGAATCCATCGCGTTCTTTACTGCTGGGCAGATTCATGCAATGGAAGCTAATTAAACGGCCAGGCATCATCACGCGATGGAGTTCAGTAGCGAGGAATGAGAAGTGATCAAAGAACTCCTGCTGAGTGCGACTGTTGCCCATATCACGGTCGCTGTTGCTGTAGGTGTAGAGCGATGCGAATGGCGGGCTGAAGATGCTGTAGTGGATTGAATCAGAGTCCAGATTGCGGATGCTCTCGACGCAATCGCCCATGTATAGATCCCAATCGTCTCCGGTCTTGTGCTCAGTGACGTGGGGCGCGACTTGCCGCTGGATCTTCTTGAGTTGTTCCATTGTTGATTGTTTCATGATGGAGACCATGCGTTCAGCCATGGCGATGCTGTCCGCTTCTTTGCGGCGGATGTTGTCAATCACGCGGCCTTCTGCCACGTCGTAGATGATGTGAGCATTGACGGGTTGATCCTGTCCGAATCGCCAGCAACGGCGGATTGCCTGATAGAAAGCCTCGTAGCTATGTGAGAGGCCAACAAATGCGACATTGTGACAACGCTGAAAGTTGAGACCAAATCCAAAGATGCTTGGCTTGCTGACCAGCACGCGGATATTGCCATCTTGAAAGTCGATGGCAGCCTGACGTTTGTGATCATCACTGTCTGAACCTGACACCTCAACGGCGCCATCAATGGCGGATGTGAGCGCCTTTGATTCATCGTTAAGGTCGCACCAAATCAGCCATTGTTCAGTGTTGCTGTTTGCTAGTGCTGCGGCAGCGTCCACGCGCAAGGTGAGCGATGACTTGCGAACTTTACGTTGATCATTAAGGGTGCGGGCTTCTGTGGCGAATAGCGCCATTTGGCCTGCATCGTCTGGCACTGCATCCCGTGGCGTCTCGACCGTTCGATCTTGAATCAGCAGATCGGGCAGGATGAAGTTGCCGTCTTCATACCCGAGATCTGACGGCTTGCGGATGGTGACAGCCCAGCTGCAAACCCACTCCCAAAACTTGATGCCTGCGTGGCCCTTGAGTCGCCATTTGCTGGTTTCGCCGCCATCGTGGACGAAGAACATCGCCAGCATTTCGGTGCGAGTCATCACGCCAATAAACTCGGCGTGATTGCCCAGCTCCATGTGATCGTTCGGTGCTGGCGTTGCGGAGCAAGCAAGCCGGAACGGAGTTTGGGCGAATGATTCGATGATTTGGTTGCGAATCTTGCCGGTGTAAGCCTTGAGGATGCTGGACTCATCCAGCACTACGCCATCGAATGCTGATGGATCGAAGTGGGCCAGCTTTTCGTAGTTGGTGATCGTGATACCAGGTTGCACTTCCGATTGCGTGCTGGCGAACTGGCAATCAATGCCAAACTTCTGGCCCTCGCGGACTGTTTGATGCGAGACGGCAAGCGGCGCAAGGATTAGGACGTTGCCTTTGGTGAAGTTGCAGACCTGTGAAGCCCATTCGAGTTGCATGGCAGTTTTGCCCATGCCGCAATCAGCCCAGATGCAGAACCTGCCAACGCGGCAGGCCATCGTCACGATGTCGCGCTGAAAGGGAAACAGCGGAGCTGTGAAGTCTGCGGGATCGAACCCAACTGGTGGGCAGACAGTTGCTTTTGATGCCAGGAAGTCGTCGTAGGCCATAGATGATCGCCAACGGTCGGCACGGTAGCGCAATTCGCAACACCCGCTAGCATCTGTTCGCAACTCGCCGCAATCTATGGACAACACCAGTTACCACGCCCACCCGGCGATCAGCAAAAGCCATCTAGATCAGATCAATCGGAGCCCGCTGCACTACTGGGCGGCGTACTTAGACCCAAACCGTGAGGAACGCGAACCGACTGCTGCCATGGCGCTTGGATCTGCGACCCATACACACGTCTTAGAGCTGGACCAATGGGATGCCCGGTATGCGGTGGCCCCTGTCGGGATAGATCGACGGACTAAACAGGGCAAGGCTGAATGGGAAACCTTTTGCACTGCTGCTGCTGGCCGGACCGTCATCAGCAAATCAGACGTGGATCAGGTCATGAGCATGGGCCGCGCTGTGTACGGCCACCGCGCGGCTGCTGCATTGCTTGGATCTGAGGGCAAGCCTGAGGCCACATATATGTGGACTGATAAGGCGACCGGGCTTCAGTGCAAATGCAGGCCGGATTACATGCTTGCGGACGGCTCCACCATCGTGGATCTGAAAACGACTGAAGACGCCAGCCCGCGAGGGTTCCGCAGCTCACTGCTGAAATGGCGCTATTGGGTGCAGGCCGCTTGGTATTTGCACGGCGTTGAGCAGGCGACTGGCAAGCGTCCGGATCGGTTTGTGTTCGTCGCTGTGGAGAAGAAGCCGCCTTATGGCGTCGGCGTGTATTGCGCTGATGACGCCATGATTCAGCGCGGCATGGAACAGGCCCGGGAGGATTTAGAAAAGCTCGCGGAGTGCAAGTCTGCGGACCATTGGCCCAGCTACAGCGACGACGTGGAGACGATCAGCCTGCCGGGTTGGATGACTGGCGAGACAACTGCGCCGGCAATGGCGCTAACCACTGAAATTGAGGGATTCTGATGACTGACTCAGCACTGACAACAACAGCACGGCCCGGCTCGATTTACTCCGGGGCTGAGGCTTTCGACAATGCGCAGCGGATTGCCAAGAGCTTGGCTAGCAGCTCAATGGTTCCGCTCGATTTTCAAGGACAAAAGGGCTATCCCAACGTTTTGGTCGCGTTGGAGATTGCAGGCCGCATGAACATGAGCGTGCTGCAGGTGATGAACAACATCGACATCATCCACGGGCGCCCCAGCTGGAAGAGCCAGTTCATCAAGGGACTGATTCAAGGCTGTGGTCGATTTGAGTCCTTGCGATACGTCAAGACAGGCAGCGGAGACGATCTAGCCTGCTACTGCGTGGCGAAAGAGATTAAGACAGGCGAAGACCTTATAGGGCCGCCAGTAACCATGAAGATGGCAAAAGCAGAAGGATGGGTGGACAAGCGGGGCAGCAAGTGGAAGACCATGCCCGACCACATGATCATGCTCAGGGCCGCGAGTTTTTGGGGGCGCACCTACATCGCTGATCTACTGGTTGGCATCAGCTACAGCCAGGAAGAGGTGATGGACATTGAGCCGATAACCGTTGAGGATGCGCCCATCACTGAACCCGAAACCCCAGCGCCGAAAGTTGATGAGATCTTCTGAATTTCTGACGACTGAACAGCTTGCGCAGCGGTGGCAGATGGGTGAATCAACCTTGAACCATTGGCGGCGAGCTGACTGCGGGCCGAGCTTTACAAGGATCGGCAACCGCGTGCTCTACAGGCTGGCCGATGTGGAGCAATACGAACGGGCCAACACCACCATCCTCGGAGATTCATGAGCTTCAAACTGAACTTTGCGATTTTCAAAAACGAAAAGCCGGAATCCAAGCTGGATTACAACGGCGTGCTCAATCTGAAGGTCGATGATCTGGACGCTCTTTGCAAGTGGGCAATGAGCCAAGAGGTGAACCAGTACGGGACGGTTGAACTGCGGATTGCGGGTTGGAAGAAAACCAGCAAGGCTGGGCGGCCATACATCAGCGCATTAGCTGAACCTCCTGAGCCGACTGTTGACCAGGCCGCTCAATCGTTGGCGTCTGCTACCGATGGCGAGTTGATCTGATCCGCTTCAAGCCTGGCGATCTCCATGACTGCCAGGTTCAGCATGTGCTGAAGCTTGTAGGCATGGCGGATCATCATGCTGGCGATCTCGCCGGACTCTGGATGATCTGCCGCCCTGCGGGCTTCCTGTTCAATTTCAATCTCAGTCTCTAGTGGGATTGGTTCAAAGAGCCAGTCCATGTGATAAAGGGGCGAGCTGGCTTAAGTGTGCCCATGGATCACGTTCTTTTGCTTACGTCAGGTTTGACGGCGCTTTTGATCTGCGGCGTGATTATCGGACTGGGTGTGACGCATCCCAAACCGTGACAGCTGCTGGCAATCTATGGCTGGCCGTGTCATTCTTAGATCGGTTCAGAGATCACCCATGACCAGCCATGGCACCCCGCCGTTTTGATTGCGCTTTCCAAGTGCAAGCCTTCCGATCTACCGGTTGGCACGTCATCAGTCGCCATCGCACTGAAGACGCCGCACTTCGGAACAGAAAGAAGCTTTCACGCTGCCAGCCAAACGATCGCCACCTATGGCGCGTTGTCTCCATCACTCAGCCCGATTTCATCCATGACTACGAATGACCAATGGGTCAGCGCTTCAAAGGCTGCTGAACACCTCAGCATCAGCACCAGAACCCTCAAACGCTGGCGTGATGCTGGCAAGTTGATCCCAGGCATTCACTACCGCCGCAAAGGCGCGGGCATGTTCGCCCACTGCGTCTACAACCTCCCCAGCCTTGGTCAACGCATGGACCAATGGGCCGCTGAAACCTTTGAACAACAATGAAAAATCTCATTCTCTCCACTGGCTTTGCTTTTCTCTTTGGTGCTGCCGCTTGGCACAGCCTCACAACAACACTCGATCAGATGACCGCCCGGGATTGTCAGGCCGGTGTCGTCAAAGCTTGCGAGGCGTTGCAATGAGCCGTTTTTACTTCCGCATTCCTGACGCTCACGTTTTAGAAACTGTTGAAGCCGACAGCCTGCAGCAGGCCAAAGCCAAGGCATTTGACGAATGGGCCAGCATTTGGAACCGAATCGAATGGATCGAGCCTAAAACCCACCAAGACGTGAACCTGCCCAATGTTTGACAAGCTGCAGCCAAACCGCGCCGGTGCTTTCACTTGGCGCGATGATGATCCCGAGAGTTCCATTGGTGACGGCCTCAGCCGCCCGAAGGCTGGGGTCCGTTCAAGGATTTACAAGCTCAACATCGAGTTCGAGAATGCTGGGCCGATGAAAGTTGAGCTGCGAGCTGAAACCAAAACGCTTGCAGTCAAGTATGCCAAGGCCAGATGGCCGCAATCTAAGGTGACGCTCTGTGAATGACTCAAGAGACCGGCTCCTCTCGCTGCTCAGCGAATCGTCAGCGTATGGCACTGGCGTGGCTGTCGAGCGTGAAAGGCTGCGGAACCTAATCTGCGCCAGAATGACCGAGCTTGCCGGTGCGCCATCATCCAGGCCCCGTCAGGAAGAACTGAGACACCTATTGAAAAGGCTGACCGATGAGAGCTGTTGATCTTGACCAGCGCCGCACTGAGTTCATGGAAGAGCTATATCAGCGCAGTGGGCGGACTAATGGCCTATTTACCGGGCTGTGGGCGGAATACTCTCAAAAGATCGCAGAGAAGGTCCGCGACACAGACACCTTGCAGCAGATCCTGAATGATTGAGCAGGTCGATCACCCCCCGCACTATGCGGGCGAGATTGAATGTATTGACGCCATCCAAGCGGCGTTAAGCCCTGAGGAGTTCGCCGGATTCTGCAAGGGCAACGCCCTCAAGTATGTTTGGCGTGAGCGTGACCCACGCAAAGGTGGCGCTGTAGCCCTCAGGAAGGCAGGCTGGTACTTAGATCGGCTGGCTTCCATTAAGGGTTGATGTTTTCGCTATTCGCCGGCCGCCTGAAGATCAGATATGAACTGATCCAGCATCAGTGGCTGGCGGATGTGATCGTCGGACCAAAGAAGCATCAATCAGCAACGTTTGAACTGAAGACCAAGGACTTCGGCGCAGCCAAGGAATCGGCAATGGAGGTTTACAAGCGGTTCAAGGCTGAGCAGCAGGGCGATGCGTTGACGTGTTGGAATTGTCAGCAATACGACGCGAAAGCCAAACGCTGCCAGGTCGGTGTGCCTGAGTGTCGCAATACTGGGGGCAGATTTGCGATGAGTTGTGCCCTGTATTTGCGAGTCAAAGATGGAACAACTGGGCTCTGATTTATGGCTAGTTTGCAAGCCGTCAGAAGACATTTGTGTTGAGTGCCGCTCTGAATTCAAAGCCCGGGAGATTGCGCATTTTTTTTACTGTTCCAGCCAATGGTCGATCCATCGTTCGCGGCATTCTGTCCAGTAGGGCCGAGATCTAAACCATTCGCGCCATTCCCTGCCTGACTTGTGCGAATTGCAGGAGAAACAACAGGCCACCAGATTGTTTTTGACTGTTAGCCCGCCTGCATGTCTTGGGATTACATGGTCGAGAGTGGCGTCTCTTTCGCCAAGCATTGCGCCACAGTATGCGCAACAATAGCCCCACTGTAGGAAAATCTGATCTCTGAACCTAAGCTTCAGTTGACGCTTCGGAATCAGGATCGTCTCGTCGATCTGATGATGATCCAAAACAAGACTCAGGCAGTGCGAACGTTTGCACCTCAAGATCAAGTAATTGATCTTCTGATGCCACAAATTCAGCAATTTGCGCGTATATATCAGCAGGCAATTCTTCTGGCTCAGCGGAAGAATTAAGAATCAGCTTTGCGCTAATTTCTACAATGAAAGGCCGCATTAACATGTGCCTGCTACCTTAATTTTAGCGATTGATGACCGACCAAGCACCGTTAGATGTCATA